AGCCTTGAGTCCAGATCAACTCATACTTGATGGTGTTGAGTAGGTAGCTCTTTGCCTTATCTTGTGTCATGTCTGGTATGTGCACCTTGATGCAGTGAAGGTAGGCATTGTTGATGACGGCATCTGCATCTATTGAGGTCGGTATATTCAGTCGCTTGAGAAAGTGCTTAGTGTATTTGAGCACCTCATCATAGTGATGGTTGATATATTGGTCAAGTATTAGCTTCATACCAGGTGAGAAAGTCTTTATACCACACCTTCCTACGTACTCCAGAGCAGAAGCACTCTTTATCACGTACACCTGTTGCCTTCTGTTTGACTGCTCTGAGTTGCACCAGGGAGCTCTTCTTCATTGTCTCCTCCTCTGGCAGGTTGAGTATGGTCTCTATGAGTTGTATATCAGTTTGTTCAAGCATACTGCTGTGAGTGATGTAGCACAGGCTACAGTGAATGATTGTGAGTAGGCCCATGTGGACCAGAACGAGAGACACTTCCAGCAACCGAGTGCGGTGTGTAGCCAGTCTGGTAGTATTAGTCGGGTGTCAAGGTAGTGTTGGATAGGTTCAAAGTGTGTGAACCACCATGAGACTACTAAGGGAGTGATGTAATTGATTATCATGGTGTAAATATAGTAATTATTTGAATATTACAAAGGGGAGCTGTTACACTCCCCTGTTTGGCTTACCAGAGCCAGGCTGCCGAGCCTCAGTTATCTACTAAGTCATATCTCACTTCATAAGTGATAGGAAATACAGCAATAGGTTTGTGATATCCTCTTTTTAATGACCATATTAGTATTGTGTTATCTACTTCAATTCTGGTATCCTCAGGAACATCAATTGTAAAATATGTGCCGTCTGGTCTTTGTACTCCTATTATTTTTGTATTCATTTCATCAAGTAATTAAACACCTTATCATAGAACTTACCCCTTGCCTCACCACCTTGAAGGAAGCGGTGCAGTGTTGCGTTCACCACACCAATATCCTCTGCCATGTGCACAGCCCTGTTTCTGCTGTTTAGCTTATCTCTAAGCTCACTTCTCATCCATTCGGTTAGTGTTTGACCTTCTTGGAGATAAACGGTCTTAGAACGCATCATCCCAAGGCATTTGATCATTGACTACACTTGCAGGTGTAGACTCACCTTGCACCTTCCATGCATCCAGTGTGTTGTAGTACTTGTCACCCACTTCTCTCCCTCTCACATTGTAAGATACTGTGACCTCTTGACCTTGACCATACGGTGCTATGATATCCATGCGGTCATTGACTGTCTGGAAGATGATGTGTTGAGGGTACTTGTCAGCTGTAGTGATTACAAACTCTCTCACTGAGAACTTGTCACTAATCACATTGATTGGTTTAATGAGTTTGATAACTCCTTTGATTGTTAGTTCTGACATTATACTACTGTTTCAGGAAATGGTATCTCCTCGGTTGTTGTTTCAATTATCTCATCTGCTATGTCACGTGCCATTATTACCATCTCGGTATTAGTCATGTGTATAGCATTGTTACTAATCATTGCAGCCACTAACTGAGTGACTATTTGTGTTCTTGTTTCCATTTGTTAAAATTTAATTGTTAATAAGCCCCATCCTATTTTTAGCTCTCTACGTTGCTGGGGCTGTGCAACCTTAGTACTTTCAATAAATTCTTTCTCTTTGCCTTGAGGAACAACAGTTACTGTGCCCTTGATACCATCCTTGATAATGTGTGGTGGTGGTGTAAGTTTACATCCTATCTTAGGTAATGTCATTTCTCGCTCTCTATCAAATGGTAGTATTGTTTGTTGAATAGACTTAAATCCTCTATGTTTTGGATAATCATAAGTAATGTATTTGTGAAAGTAATTTTTAGCCCTTGTAATTTTATGAACCTCTGATTCACCATTAAATATCTTATCTCCTCTTTTTACAATAAGACTAACTGTTGCCCATCTATATAATTTATGCTTCTTAGCTGTTTCTCCAACTGCTTTATCTACAACACCATTACTATCTGTAACATCAAGCAAAAAATCTTTAAATATTTGCCAAGTCATCTCATCTTTTTTATAGATATCTTTAGATACTTTCATTACTTATTATTTAAAACATTAATATACTGTGAATAATACTCTGAGCAATGAACCAACCGTTCCTTAATCTGCTCCTCAAGTGCCTGGTCTCTCTCATATCTTACCACTGTGATACGCTTAGCTGGGTCAATGTGGTCAACTCTATGGATAGATAGGTTATCCCACTCAGTCAGTAGCTCATCTGGTGTAGTGCACATGGTGTAGACTAACTCAAATGCTGGCTTGTCATAGAGCCACATATATCCTCTACCTTGCCACTCATACCCACTTGCATCACCTTCTGATGGTGTAGCTGGGAAGGTCTCTAATGACCAAGATGACTTGATGTCAATTATGCTGTCCTCTGTTATGATGTCACAGCACCCTGTCATGTACTCATTAGATACTCTCTCTTCGTTCTTAGTGTACTGAGTGAACCTAACTGAGTTCAGTAGGTCAATGCCGTTCTGCTCCCAGTCAGTACCCTTCATCATTGGCTTAGTCTTGATCTCTGTGTGGTAGCCATAGAAGTCCTGCTTAGCTATCTTACGTATCTCAGACTTAGTAGTCTCAGATAGCACCTCTGACTTACTCCTTGAGTTGGTCATTAGGTTGCCCAGTTGTGATGCTCTCCACTTCATAGTCTTGCCTCCTGTTCTTTAGTAAGTGAGAACTGATCCTTTAACTTCTCAAGTGAGTAAGTACCATTCTCAATAGCAGTAAGTGCATCTGTAAGTCTCTCATCAGTGATAGGTGGCTTGGTAGGTGTTGACTTACTTGCAGCTGTACCATCATCATCCACTGCCTGTAGTGATAGAGTTGACTGGAGGGTGTAACGTCTGTAGTAAGTTATGGCACTACCCTGTTGCTGTGGATTGAGTCCTTGAGGCAGTTCCATACAAGACTCAACCATAACACCTGAGTCAATGTCAATGATTTGAGTACAAACACTGTTACCTTGAATAGGTTGCAGGAGTAACAGTCCATTCTCAAGTAGAATAGGCTCAACTGCCTCAATAATAGCATTCAAGTCAGCATAAGACTTCTTGAAGTGTGGGTTGTTAGCGTTCTTAGTAACCTTACCGATTGCTAACTTAGCTCTGTGGAGCTTCTGGTGGAAGGACAGTGTGACCTGTACTTCGTTTGCCTGTCTGATTTTCTCAGATGAGCTGATTAATTGCTTTTCCATAATTTGATTATTTTCAGTAAAGTTAAGAAAGTTTTGCATATATACAAAATAAAGTTATTAACAATTATCTGTTAATTCATTATTTATACCCTTAACTCTCTTCTCACCGTACTTCTTCATGTAGTGCTTTAACTTGACCTTAAGTCTACGCAACACTTCTTCTTTTGTTCTACCTTTTAGGTAATTTTCCTCCCATGTCATAGTAGTTCAATTTCGTGTTTAACATCCAGTAGCCATTGATGAGCCAAACTGCCCTCATTGATATACAAGGCATTTCTAAAATCAAGCATTTCATCCATAGCTATCAATGCACATCGTTTTGCTATTCCAGTGCATAGTATTTCATCACCGCATTGTGTATCTTCAGACCATAACACAAATTTATAGGTATCTACTAACTCTATTGCCTTATCTTTTGCACTCATATCCCTTCTGTAAATTGATTATACCACACCACAAACTCATCAAAGGTCCTCACAATGATATACACGCCTCCTGCCCTCTCAATGGATGCTTGATACTCCTTTTGTACTTGTGACTGTACATCCTTGCCATACTTAATCTCTATCTTAACTGACCTTCCTCTGATGGTAGATGAGATGTCAGCAGTGCCTTTAGTAGATTGTCCTGGAGTCCACTTACCAGGGAGCTGTCGGTGGTGAGCAAGTTCACCTGTTCCGACTTGTATCTTTGCTCCCTCCCTGTACTGACCTTGTGATGAGATACGCTCAGCTTGACCACCCATAAAGGTGATGTAAGCAATCACACACTTAGTAAGTGCATTAGCTGAGTTATCTGCCCACTTGCTGAGCCCTAAGTAACTCTCAGGAGTGTTAGGGTACTTTTGTTTCATTGACTCAAGCTCCAGTGCCTTGAGTAGTTGTTGGTTTTGTTTGTTCATAGTTTAATGTCTACGTCTCCCACCTTCAAAAGGTAGAATTGTTAGGTTAAATATTTCATAAATTATTTCAGATGATGTGTATCCTCCAAAATTAAACTCTAAATTTTCAGACTTATCAAAGTATCTTAAATATAAAGTTGGAACTCCTTTGTAAAAATCTAAAAATAAATAATCTGTATAGTTATATATACCATATTTAGCAAATATATCCAATACTTTTTTATTGTATATTGTGCATTCTCCAGTTTCACTTTCATACCCTGAAAATTCAAAATGTAAATCTCCTTTTTCTAATCTGATAAAATCAATTACTTCATTTTTAGTCATTGTTTTTAATCTTGCCGCTGTCATTTTTTCACTCATTGTCTATTTTTTTTACCCATTTATAAATACATTCTCTTGATACATCTAATAGATCAGCAACACTGACCTTGTTTAGTTTTTTGTTAGCCTGGTACATCACCTTGAACTTGTCAAACTTACTCTTACCAGGATCATTTTTAATTACATCTTTAAGCTCCCTTTTTTCTGCAGATTCTATCTTGACCTTCTTACTCATGTTGATAAAGTAGTGAGATAATTTCTCAGCTCTCAACATGGAAGGCTCCATCAGAGTAGCATAATAATACTCACCTGGTTGATCATAGGACCACAAAGAATTGATTAACATAGCAAACCTTGGGATGTAGCTCTTTTGTTTAGGTAGCATTGACTTCATGTACTCATTCTCAGCATCACTGTTTTGCATCTCAGTTATCTGGTTGAATATCCTGGTCCATTGTTTCTTAGAGTCTTTTGACATTACTACCTTCTGTGGCTCAATGTCATCCTCCATATTATACTTAACCCACTTCATTTTGACCTCTTCAAAGAACTTAACAATATAGGCATCATACCAGATAGATGTTGAGACGTCCATCTCATTCTCATTGTAAGATTACACAAACAAGTCTGGGAATGATATCAACATCCTATCTGTAAAGCCATTCTCTTTATTCTCTTCTGTGTTAAAGGCATCAAATATTGTCGGTTGTATACCACCAAGCACTGGGATGTGAGGCTTATCAACAAATGAACTCTTAGCGGTCTTCCTGTTCATACTCACAGCCTTACCACTCCAGCATGATAGCCAGAACTCAAGGTCTGAACCTGCTCTGTATTTATTCATATCCTTAAACCATCCTGCTAGTTCATCTTTAAATACTGCTACACCATTTTTATTATGTTCGTGTAATTGTACCAAAGCCTCTAATGTAATATCACCAACAATAAATTGGCTTTTAATCGGTTGGTCTATATGTTCCGTTTCTGCTTTTTCTTTTTTTGTCAAAGCGTTATATTCATTAAATCTTTGTGAGTTTTTAGCATACTTTTTAATTTCCAAATTATTTAAGAAGTTTAACGGATAAGTAATAATATCTAAATTGTGAGATTTACCAACTCCAGCTTTACCAACAA